TCGTTCGGCCGATGACGGTCTTGCAGGCCATCGATGAAGCGGGCGGGCTCGGCGAGTGGGCCAAAAGAAACTTCTTTGCAAGCATAACCGTTTTGCAACAGCCAAGCCACAAATGGCTCACAGTCCTCCCGTCGAAACCTCTCCAGTGTGTCGTCTCCAATCGCAAAAATCTTGTCTCGTCCCAAGTCGAATTCACCATACTTCTGTTGCACGTACAGTATTTTCAACAAGACCTGCATGCGAGAATTACCACTCAACGTGATCATCGAACCTGATCGAACTATCCCTGGCTCTTTCTGCTCTAGGACTGTCCCATCACTGAAGATCACTTTGGAAATGAGTAGTGACTCATAACACGCATCAAAACCATGCTTAAAAATCGGGTTCGGATTATCGCACAGTTGCCAGCGGACGTCTCTTTCCATAAGGATTGTCCACCAGGCTGCGTGCATGTCCCAACCTTTCTTATCAATGTCTGCAAAGTTTCCACTGCCATCATCAAGATCCTTGTAGAGGCGGTGAAAACCACCGTGAACATTTGACATGCCACCTTTCGTCGGAATCGAAGAAAAGTTGGCCAATTCAGCGGCGAGCGAGGGACCAAAGAAAAGGCGGTGCACGAGTTGGTACTCAAGAGGCATGGCCCATATCAATCGAAATCGTCCTTCGCGTATTTTCTCAAGCTTGTGCGGCTCGGGTTTCACAAACAGGCGCACCACTGGGTCAGGCAATCTCTCGCCCTTCCGTAGCGCATCCATTAGTCTGGTAAAACGTCCCCGAGCTTCTTCGTAAAGATTGGCGTCGACCTTGATTTGCTCATTCGTTGTGACACCTTGCCACACGTATGGAAAACCAGGCGACGCCCGTTTGTCCACTTGTTCAAACAATACCTCGAATAATCTATTACACTTACGACTATCAGGAAAATCGTCAAAAGAAGCTTTCCACCTAGCATTAGTATACAATTTTTCACAAACATCCACAGCGGCGCGCCATTTCGTTTTAGATGGCGCCGGGCTGCGGTTGAAACTTTCTGGTACTTGTTTCAAGAACGAAGTTTTCTCACCTACACTTGTACTGCAGGGTTGTCCATAGCCACCACAGTCGGCAAGCCAACTTGCGTTGATGCCGGTTTGGGTGACCCAGGGTTTACCTGGCCTGACAAGGGGTCTTTCGCGAGAAGCACTGACAATGAAGGGGCCAATCGAGGCGCCAGTGGTGAACGCTTTGGCCAAATCGTCACTTTGAGAGGAAAATCGCTTCTCATCTCCAATTGTCGACCGTCGTCCAAATTCACCCACATGCGCATCACCTCCTTGCCGTCCATCAACTTGGGCTGTAGAGTCACCTTGTCGATCACTGGCTTGGGGGCTGACCACGGAAGTTTCAAGTATTCTTGTAGAAGTTCCGGTGTGAGCGTCAGATTTTGAGGCCTGTCTTGCGACCAGCTTCCACGCTTCTGCTCCATAGGTGCTTCTAACGAACTGCTCAAAGCTCGCTGAGCTTTCTTGCGTTCTGCAAATTCTTTCTTCTTCTGTGCTTTGCTTTTGGCCTTTGGCAGCGCTTGGACTGCCACTTCTGAGGCTTTCGCCTCCTGTTCTTTCGGCACCTTTTCCGTTATCGCCACGACAGGTGCCTTGTCGGGCGCCTGCGGAAAATCCTTCTTATCTGATTGAGCCGCAAGAGGGAAGGGTGCTGTGGATAGATAAGTTCTTGAGATATCGTGAGATCCCTCATCCAACTTGTCAAATGCCACCTGCAATTTTGGTGGTATTGGCTTCTTCGAAGCCCCCTCAAAGCCCCCAGGAACATCAGCGTCATAGCCGCCTCCAACGATAGCCAAACCGTTGCCTGCCGCCGCCGCCGATTGTTGATACGCCAGAAACAAAATTTGATTTCGTTTCCTTTCTTCCAACAAATCCCTCTCTTCTCTTTCTTCTTTCCCACGTTTGGCTTCCTCTTCCTCCCAACGTTCGACTTCATCCATGTACTTATCGGCATCCATTCGAGTAAACGTCTCATCAGCACTCTGGTCCATGTTGTACTTCTGGGTTGCCCTTTCGTACATGAACTGTCGTTTCTGTTCGTCGTCAAATACTCTCATCTTGCCTGTTGTCACATCCGTCATCAGATGCATGAGTTCAGTCTGTCCGTCAGTGATCTTCTCCCATTTGAGGTCCTTTCCTCTGACATCGCGCAATTGGTGTAGCGCGTTCGCCAAGAAAAACCTCCACGAGTCCTCAAACTTCGTTGGCTTAAAAGCGTCAAGTGCCTCCAAAAAGGCTCCTGCCGCCAAACAATGGTTGGGCCTAAACCCTCGATCGCCTTGGAAATGCACGAAGGAGAAATTGGTGCCGACCTCGGTAGGCCATCCACACCAACCCGGATAGGTGGTGGCATAGTGTGCGACAATAACGCCCGTAGGACGGTCGATTTTGCCGGTTGAACTGTGCAATTTTCCTCCAATCATGCCGTAGAAAGTGCCAGTTAGGTTGTCGAATTGAGCTGACATTGGGGCGCGGTAGCTAGCAGCCGCTACGCCTTGAGGCCAACTCTTCGTGGTCACTGGCACAAGAACAAGTTCAAGTGTTTCAACGGTTATCATTTTGTTAACATCGTGTTTGATAGTAGTACGATTGCCCTGCGGTCCTTGCAGCACAATCAAATCACCATCCGCGTAACTCTTGATCTGGTGCACTGTGGAAACCAAGTACTCTTTCGAGTTTCTCAACTTCACACGAACGCAACCGCCGTTGTCTTTCAATTCATCACCATCAGCGCGTAGCAACCAGCATCCACCTTTAGGCCACTGAACACAGGGGCGTGCAACGCTCCCTTCCTTCGGTGCCTCGAAAGTTACTGATCCATCACTGCGCATTTTCAAAACCCTCTGCAGATCATCAGCCGACATAAGAATGTCGCCAATGTTCGTTTGAAAGAAAACCCCGCGTTCATCAGTGCATAACCATTTCTGGAATTGCACTGGCTTCGTGCTATCGACAGTCACCGCAGCAAGCCGCAGCAACTTCCGTCGGCGCAAGCAAAGTCGAGCTGATCGAACGACCTTGATCGCGGAGAGAAAGAAAAAGAAAATTATCAAAGCCCAAATCAGCGCTGCAAGAACAATAAAAACGTCCAAGCGCATCATCAGGTTGAGGTAGACATAGCTCGTGTACTCTTGCGCATTTACATAGATCAAGTTGGCGACCTCTCTGGTATATTCCACTGGGAAGTAAATCGCAACACGCCGAAGCATGTTGCGACCGCGCCAAGCGCGTGTCACATTCTCACAGTTACTATGGTTCCAAAGGTCGGAATCTCTTTCACATTCAAGCGCGTGGTCCCTAAGCCGGTCCTCGCTCACAGATTTCAAATCTTCAATAGTGTGATAAGCCAGCAATTGAGTGGTCGTAGACCGTTTCATTGCTGGCATCGTGGAGTTGAAGAGGGGCACAGTACTATTGACTTCATGGTCAGGGACAGCAGAATAGCGCCCAAGCCCAATAGCCTCAGTATATGGAAACCCCATCATCAACGCAACGATAGCCAAATTTCGAAGTGTGTTAAGCCGAATTCGTGGCAAGGCTGTAGTGGTGTTTCGAACGAGCAAAGCTTTTGACACGTTCCCACACACAACCCCCGCAGCGCGCACGAACTTGAGTGCTGCTGCGTTCGACATACACGAGATGACAAACAAGATGAAACGAAAGAGGACGCGATAGTCTGCTAAACGGACTTTCTGTGCATCCTTCCCAATCTCTTTCTTCAAGTGTGCAAATCTCGACGAGTAAGACATCCCATCAACAACGACCGTGACATGGTCATCTGTCTGTTGTGGCAATTGGATGTACTTATCCACCAGGCTATAAGCTTTCCTGGCCTCGCCTTCGGTGAGTGCAGTGAGAGGTTTTGGCGCCC